TTTGTTGGAACTTGTTGAAAAGGGAATTGAAAAGCACGGCACAGATGCTGCGAAGTATGGGTCTGCAATTATGAAAGATTGTATTATTAGAGAAATTGATACATATATTGCTTTTAATAGCGAAACAGACGCGTTCGTTGGAGAACTGATTAAGGAGGATTAATATGAAGACAATAAAAACGTTTTACTTAACAAGAGATTTTATTGAAAAAGAAATTGGTATTTCTAATGTTTCTGTTGCTTATGCTCCAGTAACAGTTGTAAATGATAAAGCTATGACTGCAAAGTCTTACAAATGGGGATCTTTGGATGAAATTAAAAAAGATGAAATGTTTAAAGATATTAAGGCAGTAGGTGGTATTGTTTTCCTTTATGAAATGGATATAGAATACTTTCAATCATTTTGTGAAATAACATTGTCAGCATGTGAAATGACAGAAGATGCTGTTTATAATGAATTTGTTGATGATTATAAAGATGCTGAATTATTTATGGCAAGACTATTTGCCTAGGAGGATTAATGAAGAATATTTACGAAATTATAATTAAAGATAAAGAAACAAAGGACAGTCCAGCACTATCATCATATTTGTTTACTGAAGACGAAAAGGTTGAATTCCTTTCAACAAATGTTATTGCTTTAAATTTGCTTTTCAGTGGAAAGGTTGATGGTGGGATTCCACTTGGTAGAATGTCAATGATATCTGCTCCTTCAATGCTTGGAAAGTCTTTTGTTGCTTATGGAATTGTTAAGAATGCACAAAAGAAAGGAAAACAAGTCTGTATTATTGATACTGAAAGAGCATTTAGTTTTCAGTTTGCTCATGCTATTGGGATTGATATTCGTCCAGAGAAACTCGTTGTACTTCAGGAAAATAGTATTGAGGATGTTGGAGGAATTATTACAACAATATGTGATGGCGTTTCTAAAGAAGAAAGAAAAAATATCTTTTTTGTCATAGATAGTTGGGGTGCATTGGTAACTTCTAAAACAATGGATAATGCATACACTGGAAATGATAAAGCAGACTTTACGGTTCCTAAGAAGAAGAACACACTTGCAAATATAATGCTTAACACCAAAGCAACTTTCTTTGTTGTGAACCATGTTTATGATAATGTTGGTGGGATGGGGGATACTCTTAAAGTTCCTGGTGGAAGAAAAATAGTATTCAACTGCGACTGTGTTGTTCTCGGAAGAAGTAGATCAAAGGAAAAGAAGTCTGTATCTAATCCTGAAATCATTGGACATATTATAACAGCAGAAACATATAAGTCAAGATTCTCTAAAGAGAAATCAAAACTTAAGTTCAGAATTAAGGTTAATGGTGGACTTGATATTTTCTACGGCATTTTGGAAGATGCTTTAGAAGGTGGATTTATAGACATTCCTAAGATGGGATATTGCTCTAGAATGCATATCAAAGATGATACTCCTGTTAAGAACACTAATGTTTATACATCAGATTTTTGGCTTCCAGTTTTTAGAGATACTGATTTTAAAGATTATCTTGAGAAGAAGTACACTTATAGTAATCCTTTAGACATTTCAACTGAAGAAGAAGCACTTGATATGATAAGTGGTGTAATTTCAGAAAAGAAGGTAAAGTAAAATGGAACCAGTATTTTTTGAGAAAATTCTTTTAAAATTCTTTTTTACTGACGAAAAGGTGAGAGATAAGGTTATGCCTTTTCTCTCACCAGAAATCTTTGATGATTTTAACAATGTCCGCATTATTAAGACAATTATAGAACATACTGAAAAGTTTGAAAAGTTTCCAACGGTTTCAGAAATGAGAGTATCTTTAGAAAAAGAGGAGACTTATAATCAACTTGTTGAAATAATGGACATGGATATTTCTGAGTATAGTAATGAATTTTTACTTGAGGAAATAGAAGAATTCTTTAGGAAGAAGCTTATACACAATATTAATGTTGATGTTGCTATGGCTCTTAATAACGACAAAATGGATGAAATTAAAATTTCTCCTGATAGATTAAGAGAGGCGATCTCGTTTAGTTTTGATACTAAGATAGGACTAGACGTTTTTGAAGAAGAAGAATTGTTGTATGATTTTTTACATAACAAGGATTTTGTAATACCTAGTGGTATCTATGTATTAGATAAAGTTATCTCAGGAGGATTTCATGAGAAGACGCTGACATTGTTTTTGGCCGAAACTAATATGGGTAAATCATTAATCATGACCTCGTTGGCTGTTAATAGTGTATTACAAAATAAGAATGTGTTATATATTACTTGTGAAATGTCTGAAAATAAAATCTCCGAGCGAATCATGACTAATATGTTTGATATTAGTATTGAGGATTTAAAATTACTTAATAGAGAAGCATTCCACCAGAAATTTGAGCACATGAGGACTCAATCAAAAAGAAAGATAGTTATTAAGGAATATCCTCCAAAGTCTATTAATATGAATCATATTAGAAACGTTATTAAAGAACTTGAAGTAAGAAAAAAGTTTAAGGCTGATATTATTTATTTAGATTATCTTGGTATCATGAATCCTATTTCTAAAAACAAGGCTGACAATTCTTATCTTGAAATTAAAAGAGTTTCAGAAGAAGTCAGAGCATTGGCTGTAGAATTGGCGATTCCTATTGTTTCAGCAGTTCAAACAAATAGAAAGGGATTTGGTGATGCTGAAATTGATTTGACTGATATTTCTGACTCTATTGGAACTGCTGCAACTGCTGATATTATTGTTGGTGTTACTCAGTCTGAGGAACTTAGAGGACAAGGAAAATACAGTTGGATAATATTGAAGAACAGATATGGTTTAAATAAAAAGGCAATGACTGTGATTGTTAATTACTATAAAATGAGAATTGAGGATGATCCAGATGGAACTCCTTGCAATACTTCAAGAAACTTTAAAGATCCTCCACATCCAAACGATAAGAAGAATATTGTTGATAATGCAATCGATGATACCAACAATATTATTAATAGAGACTTAAAAAGTAAAAGAAACAAGATGTTTGGAAACGACGGATCTTTTGATGAAATTATAATTTAAGGAGATTAAATGCCCAAATATAACATAATTGTTGATAAAAGTACATTTTCAAACAGAGTTAATGAATCAGAATTGGTAGACAACATATCAAAAAAAGAATTTTTTAATATTTTAAAAGAAAATGGCTATAGCAAAGATTTATTGGCCGATATTTTTGAGGAAAAACGATTAAGTGCTTCTGAACAATTTCGTTTCAATAATATTATAAGGAAAATAAAAAGTGATTCTAATATTCCAATAACAGAAAGTATTATATATCTTGAGGAATCTTTTGTTAAGTTCAAAAAGATACTTTCAGTTTTTGATAGTGAAACAAAGACTTTGTTAAAAAAAGAACTCTCAAAGAAATTTCATATAAAGTTGGATGAAAATACTCTTAAACAAATTTTAGGGTAATCATGAACCAGTCATCTCTGTCGGTTTTTTCGATCTTGAGAAACGTAGATTCATATGTGAAGGGAAAAGACCGCGATATATTTCAGCCTGTTCATAAAGCTTATTTTATGAATGGTAATAAAGGGTTTGTAAACAAGTGTAAAAAAATTTATAATGAGATTGCTAATAATTATTATTCATTAGAAGACTTAGCCATGTTTGCGCTGTATCAATACTTAATGAAAGATAAACAAACCATATTTGAAATCAATCAAGAAAACGTATTAAAGTTCAAAAAATTACTAACATCTAAACAGCTTAATAATGACAAGGAAATTATTAGGTCTGTTAATGAAAAACTAAAACTAAAGGAGAATGAATATTTTGAAATTCGTGAAGATGGTACAAGTATAATTTGTTCATTGACAAAAAAAGGCTTAATTTCACCAGCTTTTTCTGTAAACTTTTATAAAAAAGTCTTGACAAATTATAAGGAAAATGTTATATTTAAGGATAAGAAAATTAAGGAATTCGTGAGAATAATCGCGAAGATTAGAGAAATTTTAATAAGGAGGTCTTCTAATGCAGAAGAAAAAGTTTAAGATTGATTGGGGTAATGCAATGGACAAAATCAAGAATCAGGAGAATTCTTCAAAGAATTCTTTTAAGGACGAAAGAGTCTATTATCCACAGTTTAATGAAAATGGCACAGCACAGGCAATTATTAGGTTCCTTCCTAGTCCAGACACTGAAATCCCATTTATAAATGTCTTTAGTCATTCTATCAAGGGTCCAGGTGGATGGTACATTGAAAACTGTCCAACTACACTTAAAAATGAATGTCCTGTTTGTAAGGCTAACTCATCAATTTGGGATTCGGATCCTGATACTGCAAGATCAAGAAAGAGAAAGTATAACTACTACTCTAACATTCTTGTTGTGAAAGACCCAAAGAATCCTGAGAACGAAAATAAGGTATTTTTGTTCAAGTATGGATTTAAGATTCATCAGAAGATCATGGAAAAGCTTCAACCAGAAGAAGGTGGAGTTGACGAACCTATTATGATTTTTGACTACTATGATGGTACAAACTTCAAGTTAAGTATCAAAAAGGTTCAAGTTGGATCTGTCAAAATGCCTAATTATGACTCTAGTGAGTTTCAGACTCCCTGCGAAGTTGGTACTGACGAGGAGATTGAAAAGATTAGTAAGTCTCTTTATAGTCTTGCTGATTTTAATAAGCCTGAGAACTTCAAGCCATATGTTGAACTTGAATCTAAGTTTAATAGAGTTGTTGGAGTATCAAAACCAAGGCCTGTAACACCTAAAGCAGAAACTTCTACTGTTGAAAATACCGAAGTAGATGCAAGTGAAGAAAGTGTTTTTGACGGAGACGAAAATAACTTTTTCGATAAGTTAAAGAACGAAGAATAAGATTGGTGTTTATTTGAAGAGGGGTCGAAAGACCCCTCTTTTTTGAATTATGAAATTTAATAAGTTTTTAAACAACAATAGCGCGCTTGAGCGTCAAGTCAAGCAAATTATTGGTGGTTTTGATACTGGTTACATATCTGGCCACCAACATTTTAATTTCCGTTGTAACGTGTGTGGAGACTCAAAAAAGTCAAAGTACAAGAAAAGAGGATACATTTTAACAGCAAAAGATCCTTGGATATACTTCTGCCATAATTGTTTTTACAAAAAGCCTGTTTATATATGGATGAAAGAATACTTTCCAATCCATTTTAAAGAATATATTTCAGAGGTAATGAGACTCAATGCTAAAGAAAAGAAAGAACCTTTTGTTGTCAAAAATCCAACAATTAGAAAACCAAGACCAAACAAAGAAAAAGAATACACACAACATTTTGTTCCTATTTTAGAAGGCAACACTCAAGAATTCGCTAAAGCTATAGGAATATGTACAAAAAGAAATATTCCTAAAGAAGTCTGGACAAAGTGGTTGGTTGCAACAGAAGGAATGTATAAAAATAGACTAATTATTCCTTTCTATGATAATACCGATAAGATTTATTACTACCAAGGTAGAAAGCTATATGATTATATGGAACCAAAATACTTGTCAAGAATCGGTGACTATAATAACATCTATAATTACTACAATGTAGACGAAGAAAAGCCT